TGTATAACTCAATTGATCAGCAGACGCTGGAATAGCACCAGCAGCAGGAATAAACTGTAGTTCAGTAACTTCAATGTATTCATAGATGAAATCACAAATACCAAAGTGGTCAGAGTCTCCACCATTATCATTCAAGGAACTTGGCGTGTTTCTACTCTGAACAATCTTGAATCTAGTTGTCTCAGTTCTTGCTCCTTCTGGAAGATCAATCGTATACCAATACCACTTAGTTGCTTCAGTTCCACTACCATTACCATCATAAGATGATGAAATTGCTGGACTCTTAGATCCATCAATATCAACAATCGTGTCGATTAGAGAAGTAAAGTTTAGAGAACTATCCGTGTTGTAATAGATCTTCAGTTCATCACCACCATTCTCTGGTTTATCTCCACCATTTACACCATTGCCACGAGCAACTTTGATGCTAAAACGACTTACATTTGTACAATTCTGTTCTTTGATAACAATAAATCTTTCTTGATCAGTTCCACCAAACTTGACATAATGCGTATATTCAGCAGGAGTTACTGTGTTCGAAAGAGTAACATCAGTAACAACACCAGTTGCTTGATTGATACTTGCTGTAGCATATGCTCCCGTTCCAGCGCCATGTTTGATACGAACTTCTGGAACCGCAGTATATCCATTTCCACCAGCATCTAGTGTAATGCCAGATACTTTACCACCAGTCAAACTCACACTCGCTGCGGCATTGGTTCCACCACCGCCACCAACAAATTCAACTTCTGGAAGTTGAGTAGTAGGAAGTTTGAATCCTCCAGTTGTTCCACTACCACTACCACTAGTAAAGATATTTACACCTTCCGAGGCAGCAATAACAATATCACCAACTGTGACAGAAGAAGATCCGCCTTCATATCCAACAACTTCACCAAATCCAATCTGAACAAATCCAGCACCACCAGCAGAAACACCACTTATTGATGAACCACCAGATCCAACAGTAATTGATGCTTGTGAAGCAGAGGGCATCTGATCTTTATCAGCAAGAATATAAACATATCCACCAGCGCCGCCACCGCCGCCTCCATTAGACCAATAGCTTCTATCCTCTTCCCAAGCATAACTTACATATCCACCACCAGTATTTGTATCGCTCGATGAAACAGGTGGATCAGCAAAAATACTAGTTTTGTAAGCAGACATTCCTCGTCCACCACCATATCCGCCACCGTGACCAGCGCCGCCGCCTCCGCCACCGCCTTCTCCACCACCGTTGATAGTGTAAGTGGAAGTAGCAATTCCACCTCCGCCGCCGCCACCGCCGCCGCCGTTACATCCAGCATTTCCACCTTTACTGCCACTTCCACCAAACAAGTTGGCAGTTGTTTTTAGTGGATTATTACTATTCCATCCAGGAGTATTGTTTCCTGTTCCATTTTGTCCACAAGCGTTATATCCAGGGTCATAACCACCAGCGCCGCCACCTCCACCAGCTCCAGCAACAATAGAACTACCAATTTTTATAGCAGTAGCTCCACCGCCAGATCCACCATAAGTTCCAGAACCATTAGGAGATCCGTATTGTCCACCATTAGCACCATAAGCACCATCAGTGGCACCTCCAGCATATGTGCCAGCAGTTCCAACTTCAAAACTAATATCTATACCATTCGAAGGATTATTTACATCCAACACGAGAACATTTCCATTTCCACCAGGAAGATTACAAGAACTGTTACCACCTCTAGCACCAGCAACTGTGATCTGAATATTAGTGAAATAGTATGCGGTTGAAAGACTTAAATCTCCATCTGATGTAAATGTGCCACTGCCAGTGTATCCACCATCTTCAACATAACTGTTGATGCCATCAGTGCCATCATTAGTTGCAAAAGAACCAGTATTGTTTCCCCCATCTCCACCAGTTTGTGGATTAGATGCATACGAAGCAACGTAATATGGTCCAGTATTTCCAGCAGAACCATCTTCATTTTTTTGTTGGAGAATTGCTACTAATGATGAGGCATCTCCAGTAATACTAATTGCTCCACCAGAACCACCAGTAGTATTAGCATATCCCTTTTCTCCACCACCACAAGAAACAGTAAGATCAGATCCTATAGTAACAGAACTAGCAGAACCACTGTTTCCATCACTAAGACCATTAGATCCAGATCCACCGCCACCAGCAACTTGAATGATCATCTTTTCCCAATTATCTGGGAAAGTTAAAGGTGTATCTGTTTGAGCGGTGGTGTAATCGTTTAGTTCATTATATTCAATGATTGGAACACCGCCAAGAAATACTGTTCTACCACCAATAACAGAACCAGTATTGAATGTTTTGAATGTTGTTGGCGGAATATATGTGACAAGTTCATATGTTCCAGCAGCTGCTGATCCAGAAGCAAAGTAATAGTCAGCGCCATCGCTATTGTATTTGACACTACCTGTCCCTTCTGCTCCAGGAACCCAATCAAGAACATCATAAGTAGCAACAGTATTGTCTGCTAATGGTTGTTTTAGCAAAGCATGAGTATGCTCAAAAGCAATACCGCCAACTGGGAAAAATTGATACAACTTACCATTTGATTGTTTATATTCAACCAAATATCTGTCACCACTGTATGCTCCTAAACTCTGAACATCAGATCCAGGATATGTGTGATAAGCAAAGTGACTGTGCTCAGGAACTCCCTGTAATCTTTTTGCTCCAAGAGTAACGTTGACAGTTTGAGATCCAGTGATACGAGTGCTAGTAGTATCTGTTACATCTGTATATCCAGTTGTTGTAATACTACCAAGAGAGAACAATCCCTCTTGAGCATCTTTGTCAAGCAACCACTTACCACCAACAGAATTAGCACCAGCACCAACACTAATCAATCCAATAGTAGGACTTCCAGGACCATAAACATTACCGTATCCTACAATCTTTCTTGCTTTCAAATCAGGTACATTGAATGTACCAAGTCCAGTCTCACCAAGATAATTAAATACATTATCTTGAGTAACATCTTCAACTTGACCATTAGCATTCAAATTTATTTGTAAATCAAACCCAACTCCACTACCAGCATCATTCAAAGTAAACGAAGGAGTTGATGTGTATCCAAATCCAAGTTTTAGAACATATATTGAAGAAATTACTCCATCAACAACTGTCAATCCAGCTTCAATAACTTCCAAATCACCAGGATTTTGTGGATCATAACCTGCTGGTGGATCAAATGTAATAGTTGTAGTGCCATTATATCCAGATCCTCCATCTAAAATCTGTAAACCTTTTCTTGCTTCACCACCATACTCATTACCAATTGCCTTATACAAAGCAGGATAGTCTTCAATATTGTAAAGAGCACCGTCGCAATAAATGTATCCAATATATTGATAATCTGGATTATTTGGAGTGTCAGCATTTCCAGAAATATTTTTATAACTTCCAGTCACTCCAAATCCAGGAACATATGAATTATCATAGACGTTATCAATAGACTTGAACGTCGTAATAATAGTTCCAACTTCTGTTGTATCAGCAGATTTATCAGAATAATAATTTGATCTGATATTTCTATATTCAGGTTGAGTAGATAGAGTAGTTTGTGGCATGTCAGATCTTGATTAGGTATTCTAAAACAATGAAAGGCATCGATATATTATCTATCGAAGCAGAGTTATCAACAGAAAGATTTAATTTGGTTACCAAATTATCTGGAGATAACTCCAAAGCATCAGTAATCATTTTGAAACTATGAGTTCCTTGTTCCAAAGAAATCTTATGAAAGTGTTCAGTTGGATCTGGACTCTCACTTAGAGATTCTGTTTCTGTAATATCATTGAACAACGTAGCATAAACTCTACTATCATCTGTAGCAAGATTACTATTCAAAGGAAGAACATCTGCTAGTGATTGATCTTTCCAATCAAGAGGAACTCCAGCACCACCATCAACATAAAATGCGTTTACACTTTCAGAAACACTTAGTGTTGTTTCACCTTCAAAAGCACATCCAACAAGAAGATTCGTTCCAGAAGAAGAATATGGTGTCAAACCAGCAACTTTACACGGTCCACTAGAAATAGGAAAATTATTCCAACCTGATGTCAGCAAACAATTATATGTCCAAGCATCTTCAAGGATTTGACCACCATTGAAACAACCATCACCATAAGCAGTTGGGTCAAATCCGCCAGTAAAAGCCCCAAAGTAAAACTCATATCCTCTCGCGTAAGAATTGGATGCCATTGCTCTACAAGGTGGTTGATTACTTCCAGGAAAGTTACAACCAGACGCTTTTGTTCCTTCCAACCAATCATCAATCGGAACTGTAGTGGCATTCCAATATGCTACTTGTCCAATTGGAGTTGGATCTAGATAAGTTCCAGGAGCATTTACATCAACTTCTGATGTATTTGATTTGATTCTCGTTCTCTTGAACGTTCCAAAGTGCATGTGACCATGGATACCCTGAGAATCAACTACTTCAGAATCAGTTCTTTTACCTTCCGTAGTTCCCCAAGTCCAAGATGGTTTTCCTTTCAACTCAATAGTTTGGGATGAAACAACAAAAGAACCACTGTAGGTTAACTGAATAGTGGTGCCTAATGTTGCTGTTGCTTCAATTCCAACACCAGATCTATTACCCTCAATACCATTCTGTGCTACAACTCTTACAGATTTGTATTGACCAGCATCAGGTCCAGTTGTTGGTTTGGGATATTTTGATCCAAGATCAGGAACAACAAATTGCTCATCACTAAGAGACTGTAATGCATCACCATCAATATTTCGTCTGACAAATTTACCAGACGTTCCTACACCACATATTTCAGCAAGTCTAGGAAAATCTGAGGCATTGTAAATAGATCCATCACATCTCAGATAACCAGAAGGCAATGCTTTTTTATTAGCAGAGCTGTTGATGTCTGGATTTACTTCAACAGGCCAAATAATAATTTGACCTGTAAGATTTCCATATTTTGCTCTTTCTGAAGAGTATAGACTTGCCATTAGTATGCCTTTATCAGATAGACAACATTCAATGCTGGTTGAGAAGTATCAACAATAATATTTAGAGCATCATTGAGGTTGTCTGGGTTCACGTCACCAATACTAATTGTTGGAACTGGATGTGTTGCTGGTGGATTCAGAGATCCCTTACCCATTGTAAGATCAAAAGATCCGTGGTTGTGAGAAATAAAACTAGTAGCATTCTCATCATTATTTCCAACCGTATTCATTGTTGTAGCAAATGTTCCTTCTTTGAAGGTTACATTATATGTTCCACCAGCAATTGTTGGTAAATTCAATTCAATTGTGTAAACATAATTCGAATCATTATCACCTTCTCGCGTAATCTGAACAATGTAACTACCTTTAGCAAAACATTCAGCGTCAACCATTTGCCATGGGTGAATTCTATCATACTGATAATAAGTTACATCACCTTCTGTATACTCTGTTCTAATATCAGTTCCAGCTGGCAGTGAAAATTCCGTCACACCATTTGGAACTGAAACTCCACCAACAGCGAAGAATAGAGATGGATCTTCTGGGT